TTAGAAACATTTGAATGTACTTGGAGATACCAATACTGGGAATCAAACACTACAACTTAATTGTTGTTATAAAAAGTGGGGCCTTAGTGCCCCACTAAATATTGAAAAAGGAGATCGTAGTGGCAGAAATATTTGGTTTCGAAATCAAACGTAAACAAGAGACTAAACCCAATAGTCAATCATTTACCGCACCTAACGCGGAAGATGGCGTACAAACTATTATGGGTGGTGGTCACTTTGGCACATACCTTGACCAAGAAGGAAAAATACATAACGAAGCAGACTTAGTAAGAAGATATAGAGAAGTTTCCATACACCCAGAATGTGATATGGCAATAGAAGACATCATCAATGAGGCAATCGTAGTTGATGATAAACAAGAAGTTGTTAGACTAAATGTCAACAACATACCATTCTCAGCGGCAGTAAAGAAAAGAATTGGCGAAGAGTTTGAAAACGTAATTAGATTATTGGAGTTTGAACAGAAAGGGCATGACATTTTTAGAAGATGGTACGTAGATGGTCGTATCGTATATCATAAAGTAATTGATCCTAAGAATGTAAAGAATGGCATAACAGAATTAAGATATATTGACCCAAGAAAGATTAAGAAAGTAAGGGCACCAAAATCTAAAGAAGGTAATGAGTTTGCCCCTAAAGATCCTAACAAACCAGGGTCAGTAGAGTTTGAAGAATTTTATATTTACAATGAGAAAGGTGTACAAGCAGGTGCGTCTAGCACAACTGGTTTAAAGATTGCTAAAGATGCCATTGCTCATTGTGTAAGTGGTCTAGTAGATCAACAAAGAAACATGGTACTGTCTTATCTACATAAGGCAATCAAACCAGTCAATCAGTTGAGAATGATAGAAGACAGTGTGGTTATCTATCGTATATCTAGGGCACCAGAAAGAAGAATTTTTTACATTGATGTAGGTAATCTACCAAAAGTAAAGGCAGAACAATACCTATGACGCCTCTACAGGAGAGATTAGAGACGATAGACAATATATGAGTATGTTAGAAGATTTTTGGTTACCAAGACGTGAAGGTGGTAGAGGGACAGAGATTACAACTTTACCTGGTGGTTCAAATCTTGGCGAGATAGATGATATCAAATATTTTCAAAAGAAACTATATCAATCTCTAAACGTACCGTATAGCAGACTAGACAGCGAAGCGGCAGGTGGTTTACAACTTGGTAGATCAACTGAAGTAAATAGAGACGAGATAAAATTTACAAAGTTTATCAGTAGATTAAGAAATAGATTTAATACTTTATTCCATGATATACTGAAAACTCAACTCATACTCAAAGGTGTTATCACTATCGAAGATTGGGAAAATAGTTTATCTCAAATGATTAAGTATGAATATGTCAATGATGGATATTTTGCTGAGATAAAAGAAAGCGAAATGTTTAAAGATCGCATGGAAATTTATAGAGCGATGAAAGATAATGGCATGATTGGTACTGTATACTCTATGGATTATGTCAACAAACATATTCTTAAATTGAATGACAATGAAATAGAACGAGAAAGAGAAACAATACAACAAGAAATTGATTCAGGTATTATACCTGATCCAAAAGCAAAACAAGATGATGACGGAGGATTCTAATGGCAATTGAAGATACTAAGAAAATGATTGATGCTTTAGACACAGGCGACAACGTAGAGGCAGAGAAAGCCTTTAAAGCGGCGCTATCTGATAAAGTGGGTACTGAACTAGATCAAAGAAGAAAAGATTTAGCAGGTACACTATTGAACAAAGAACAAGAAGCGGAAACAAATGTTAACACTGAGCCAACTGAAATTGACGATTAAAGAAAAGGGTGAACATAAAAGAAGCCCTAACTACAAACGTCTATCGCCTAAAGTAAAGAAAGCAGTAGATGATTTATTTGGCATGATGGCAAAGCAACCGCAAAAAGTTTTGACTACGTTTCCAAAGATTGTAAGAGACGTAAGTAAGAAATATAGAGTACAATCAAAAGATATTGAGACTTATTTTGAAAAAGAAACAGGTCTAACCATATAAAGGAGAGTAAAAATGGCAATAGTAAACGCAAGAAATCTTGTCGATAGTGAGACTAGAACAGTAAGAATGTTCGAAATCAATAACGACACAAATAGTGCTGTAACAGTTGTTGACGCAAGTGCCCTAAGAGGTCATTCGTCTAACCCAACATTACACATTAGAAGTATTAAATGGAACACTACAGCGGCAACAAGCGATGTAGCATTTTTATTTGATGCTTCATCAGACGATCACGCAATATCAGTACACGGTTCTGGTGAGTTTGGTTTTCATGGTAAACAACCATTGATCACAAACCCAGAGAGTTCTGGTGTTACTGGTGATATTAAAATAACCAACGCAAGTGCTGTAACAGGTACTTTTATTATTGAAGTAGTTAAAGCAAAAGGCTACAATCAATCAGGACAAACTAGATAATGGCTGATACTGTAACTAGTCAAACCATCACAGACGTTGCTGGTAGTAAAACGGTGATGAAGTTCACCAACAAATCTGACGGTACAGGTGAAAGTTTAGTAGAGAAAATGACAAGTGCGTCTTTGAACCACTTGTCAACCTCTACAAAGATTGCGAGAGTTATCTATAGTGTCAATACTACAGACCCAAAAGGGGCAGTAGAGATACTATTTGAGGGTGACACTAACGCAACCGCACTCTTTCTATCTGGCACTGGTACTATAGATTTACAGACACCAGCAATACAGATTGCCAACAATGCTTCTACACCAACTGGTGACATACTATTCTCAACACATAACTTTGTGAATGGTGACAGTTATTCAGTGATTTTAGAAGTCAGGTAAGATAAATAGAACTAAAGGGGAACATACGCAACATGAAACTAATTAGAGAAGAAATAAATGAGGCACAATACATTATCGAAGAAGATAATGGTAAGAAGGCTCATAAAATTAAGGGTATCTTCATGCAAGCCAACATCAAAAATAGAAATGGCCGTGTATACCCACAAGAAGTTTTAGAAAAAGAAGTCAATCGCTACAATAAAGAGTTCATTGATCGTAAAAGAGCATTTGGTGAACTAGGGCATCCAGACGGACCTACAGTAAATTTAGAGAGAGTATCACACTTAATTACTAAATTAGAGGGCGATGGCAAAGGTAATTACATTGGCGAAGCAAAAATCACAGACACGCCTTACGGAAAGATTGTAAAAAGTCTTATAGACGAAGGCGCACAATTAGGAGTTTCATCAAGGGGCATGGGTTCTTTGGAGAATAGAGGCGGCACAAACTATGTAAAAAGCGATTTTTATCTAGCAACTGCGGCCGACATTGTGGCAGATCCATCTGCGCCACAGGCATTCGTAAACGGTGTCATGGAAGGCAAAGAGTGGATTTGGGACAATGGTATTATCAAGGAACAAGATGTTTCTGAAATACAAGAACAGTTAGAGCGTGAAACTAGACAACGTAAAGCAAAAGCAGAGGCGCATGCCTTTGAAAACTTTATGAAGAAATTAGTAAAATAATAAATAGTTATACGCAAATTTTATTTCGAAATAATAAGGAGAGAATATAAAAATGGCTGAAGAAATCAAAAACGAAAATATCGTTTCTGAGGCTCCTGAGGGAGTTGTAGAGGCTCAGCATGACGCACCTACTAAAGGTAGCGTGAAAGCAGAACCTATGCAAAAAGTTGGTGATTTTGAGGATCTCGGGCCAGCAGTTGTCAAACCTAGTGATAAAACAGGGCAAGACAAAGCAGACGACAAGATCAAAAAAGATTCCACCGCTCCTACGAAAGGTGCTACACCGGCAGAACCAATGAAGAAACTTCAAGCAGATAAGCATATGAAGGCTGAAGCGGCACACGACGGTGACGAAAAAGAAGACGAAGACGAAAAAGAAATGTCTGAAAAAGAGCATGAAATGCCAAAAACTAAATCTGGCATGATCCAAGCGATGTATGATATGATGAATAAAAAGAAAAAATCAGAAATCGCGGCTTCTTATCACAAAATGATGAACGCTATGAACGGCGAAGATGATGAGAAAAAAGAAGGCATGCACGATAAAGAAGATGAGAAAGATGATAAAGAGAAAAAAGAAGCAGTAGAACATAGAGTAAAATCTATTGACGTATCTGCTGACGTTGATGCTCTTGTATCTGGCGACAGTTCTTTATCAGAAGAATTTAAGTCTAAAGCGGCAACAATCTTTGAAGCGGCTGTTAAATCAAAAGTAAAATCTGAAATCGAAAGATTAGAGGGTGAATACTCAAATGAATTAGCAGAAGCAAAAGAAGAAGTAAAAGGTGAACTAACAACTAAAGTTGATAATTACCTAAACTATGTTGTTGAACAATGGATGGCAGATAATGAATTAGCAATCGAAAAAGGTATCAAAGGCGAAATCGCTGAAGACTTTATTGGTGGCTTAAAACAATTATTTGAAGATCACTACATTGACGTACCTGAAGAGAAGTATGACGTTCTGGAAGCAAAAGAGAGAGAACTAGAAGAACTCAAAGGTAAAGTTAATGAAATGACTGAAAAATCTATTGAAGATAAAAAAGTTATCGATAGTTATACTAAAGATGAAATCTTTGAAGGAACTGTAGATGGTTTAGCAGATACAGAAAAAGAAAAGATGAAATCATTAGTAGAAGACATCTCATACGAAGGCGCTGACGAGTACAAAAAGAAACTAGACACAATTAAAGATAGTTACTTTGGTACAAAGAAAGAAGCACCAGCAACTGAGAATGTTGATACTGTCAACGAAGATTCCAACGATGGTAACACAGTAACAGATATGTCATCTAGTATGGCACGTTATACGGCTGCTATTAGTAGGGGAAAAAGTAGAGATATCTACGGAAGAAACTAAAATAAGGAGAGATAAACA